GGGCAGTCTTTTGTTTCTCAAATGGAGAGGGGTAAAGACGCTACTCCCAAAGAGACTATTGCGAAACTTATAGATAAGAATGGCGACCCTATATGGAGATCATTATATGAACTCTCGGATAACGAGTATAACGCATTGAAAGACAGAATAAGGTCACAAAATGTGATCTTAGAAATCGACGAACTCGTCGCACGCATCAAATCAGGATTGAAAGGCGGAGAGCGATTCCGGCTCGATTTCATAGCGTATATGAGGCAGGAAGCGGCGCGGATGAATTCCGGTACGGCATCGATTTACATGACAGCCCTCAACGCGCTGAGATGATACATTGGCCGCGATACGCTCGACATCGGCGAGATCACGGCACCGTTCATCAAAGGATTCGTGCAATTCATCGAATCGGAGCCTTCGCAACGAGGCGCCAACCGAAAGCAGAAAGGTGAAACTGCAACCAAAAACAAGGGCAACAGGGCACTGTCTCTGTATATTTCGCGCATCAAAACCATCTATAACCGCGCGAAGGAAGAGTTCAACGATGAAGAACTCGGACAAATGAATATTCTGGGCAACCCTTTCAGAAACTTGCGCCTCGAAACACCCGCGCCGACGGCCAAACGAGCCATCTCCGCGGAGTCGATACAGCAGATAATCGACTTGCCGCCACTCGCCAACGAACGCGCTCGGATGGCGCGGGATTGCTTCCTCCTGTCGTTCGCACTGATGGGGATGAACAGCGCCGATCTGCTGACCTGCCCGCCGGCCAGGAAGGACGAAATCGTGTATTTCCGGCAAAAAACCGCATCCCGCCGCACGGACCGTGCAGAAATGCACGTTCGGATAGAGCCGTGCGTCAGCCCTTTGATCGCTCGCTATTCGGATAAGACGGGGAAACGGCTGCTTCACTTCTACCTCCGCTACAAAGATCGCGTGTCATTCAACAAAGCGATCAACAAAGGCCTGAAAGATGTCGGCGAGGCGATAGGCGTCGATGGCCTGACGTTCTACGCTGCGCGGCACTCCTGGGCAACCATAGCGCGGACTCCCCGAGAGGAGGGCGGAGCCGGACTGGACAAATACGTGATTCATGAAGCGTTGAATCACGTTGACACATCCATGAAAGTCACCGATATTTACCTCGTGAAAAACTGGCGTGTCATTTTCGACGCCAACAAAGCCGTAATGAATCTTTTCGATTGGAGCGGAATCGGGAAATAATTCCGGCAACGAGTTATCGGAACACGGCCCATCCTATTTTCGTGCCGACATATTGTTTTTCCCGGATCGGATCATACCCTACTATGACCTCACCGCTCCATCGGCCTCTCGTATAGCGTCCGTAGATGCCCGCCCACTGGTTGTATGGATCGATTCCGAGGGCGAGCCCCATTTCCCAGCGCGGCGGCCGCACCTCAGTATGCAGTTTTGTAACCGTAATCTCACGGAAAACCGGCTTTACTACGGCCGAAGCCCGCAACAGCCGGTTTTCTCCTACGGTCGCATCAACAAGGAATGTTCCGGTCGAATCGGCGGAGAAATCCAGCCGGTAATCCCGTTCGAGCAGATAGTCGGCGATGATTGCGGCTGTATCTACACTCATGTATTTCCACACCGTATCGGCCGGTTCGCGCACCGCGACCGGATAAGATTCCCGAATGGTGTCGTACACGGGAACCGGCCACGGCACCCATCGGGTAACGGTGCTGTCGCGCATTTCGACGGAAGCCGCCCCGCGGCGGTAGCCCCAGCCGAAAAACAGTGAACCGACGATGAGCACGGCCAACAAGCATGCGAGCAGTCGTCTCACAGATGCAACACCTGCCTTCGGTTCTTCCCGTCGGCACGGTATGAAATATGGATCCAGCGGCCCCGATTCTCGTCGATGAGCTGGTCGAAGGGGATCGCGCTGGCTGCGATGCGTTCGAACAGCCGCAGATTATCCGCGACGCTGCCGGTGGTGATGTCGGCCGCTTCGCCCTTCATGTGCTGACTTGCCGCAGCTCCGCCGACGGCTGCGTTGAGCGCCGGCGATCGGTAGCCGCTGTTCACGCCGATCGGCTTGCCCCAAAGTTCGCGCACGGGATCGAGGCATTCGTCCATCAGCGCATTGAGCCGGCGAATGACGTCGTGCGACGGCGCGTTGTCGATGCTGCGCGCTGCGGCCGTATCGGAACGCAGCAATTCGGAAAGGGTGAAATACGTTGCCATACCTATCCTTTCATTCGGTCATACCACATCTTTGCCTGCCAGCCTGCGGCGGCTCCTGCGGCCGCCCCGAATCCTGCGCAGAGCGTCGCCGTGGTGCGGATGCCGCTCGGCAGGAGATTGAACAGAACGACCAGCGCAATGACGGCGGCCGACACGCAGAGCGCGATTTTGACTTGCTTTTTCATGGTTTTTACAGTACTAAGGTTAAAACAATATATGTTATCGATACTCGGGCAGCAGGTATTGGATGTTCATGGCCGCCGTGTGCATGATCTCCCGCGCATTCTCCTCCGATACGGACAGCGGGCGGGTGAACTCGCAGAAGATGCTGCCTATCCAGTCGTGGCGGTTGTCGTTGAGCCGTTTGATGATGGCCGCCCGACATCCGTAACTCGAAAGGATGGACTTCGCATATTTGTCGTTCACCTGCTCGTCGATGTCCGTGATGTAGAGGAAGAGGTTCTTCACCAGATCGCTGCTGAACTTCGGCACCTCCGAAATCGGAAGGCCCTGTATGTGCGGTTTCATCGGTTCCACCCCTTTGCGCTTGACCTCGTAACAGACGGACAGCAGGCTTTCGTTGCCGAGCGGATGCGGCTGTACGATATAGACCCGATCGGCATCCAGCTCGTGCAGAGCGCTCCACAACTCACCGTATACGATAGACGAATTGTCGGCCCGACGGATGCTTTTCGTCTCTTCGTCCTTTTTGAACTTCTCGATTTTCAGGTCGGTCAGCTTGTTTTTGCTGTACTGGTTATAGGCGAACCACGCAGCGATAATAGTTCCGAGGGCACTGATGATTGCGGGGAGGTATTCCATAGCGATTTCAAAGGTTAGGCGTCGTGTACATGCAGTGATTCCACCTCTTCGCGCTGCGCCACCCGCTCGGCTTCGAGCTCGGCGAGGGTCAGTTCGTTACGGTTGTACTCCTCTTCTATCTGCCGGCGTTCGTCGTCTGTCAGCGACAGAATTTCCGAATCGGGCGGAAACAGAATGCCGGAATCCGTGTAGTTCCATTTTTCCAATCCCCGTTCATCGGTAATCTTTCCCCCGTACAGGTTGCACAGGACGCTGCCGTCCTCCACGATTTGCATCGCTTCCGCCTCGCTATAAGGCGGGAAATCGATCTTCTTTCTCATACCCCTAAATATTTACATATTACTCTTACTCGCATACCTCCGGACGTTGTATTTCCTGTCGCCATAACTTTAAGATATTGGACAGTAGGGTCTATCGTAATACCTCTCCCACTATATGCGGATTTGCTACCGGCGGCAGAGACTGAATACACGGCTCGTGCGTTATTGATCGTCGCGCCGTATATGAACGCCCGTTCATCCGTCCAGTTTTGCACGATGACATTTGTCAATGCAGACGCATTGTAATTATAAACGGCCACGGCCAGAGCCACACATCCTCTCGGTACGTCGATCCGTTTATTGGCTGTTCCTTCGGCAATATCGGTAAAGAATATACCGCTGTCTATGACTATTTCGCCTTGATTCGGGACACTTTGATACGACAGTTCTGCCGTGCCGCCCGTTGCGGTCGGAACATACGGCAGATCGAGGCCCGCGCCCGACGTGTCGCGCCACTTGTCTGCCAACAAACCGGCGGCGATGTATTCGGCGACAAGTCCGGTGCGCATCTCACCCGACAGAGGCAGCATATACCGTTCGGGCTCGCCGCCGTTCCACAGCGTAGCGACCTCCGAGGCCGTAAGGGTGTAATTGAAGATGCGATGAAAACGGACAATTCCTTTGAAAATGTAAGCCGAGGTAAGCCGGCCGACGGTATACACATTCGCATTTTTATAATTGGGAAAAACAGATGTCTGAGTTGCCAGGACTCCATTTACATATACTTTCCCCGTTGTATTCGCAACATCCACCGAAAGTAGCACATGGTATGATGTTTCAGGAGACACCCGACCCGCATTCCCCATATGTGACCCTATGTACGCATACATCGTTCCATTAGAGATGGACAGTTGAACGTTGTTTTGGGAGCCCTTTACAGTCGTAAATAGCCTTTGATCCGTAGTTACGTCATCTCCTGTCGTGAAACATATTTCATGTGTCCGATCCCCTTCGAACAACAATGCCGGAGCGTCTGACGAAAAATATCCATCCGAGGTATTTACTCCCGTCTGACGCCCCTGCAAAGGGGCTATCTGCGACGATTTGATATATCCCGTCGCGGAGTCGAGGTCGGCTTTGCCGGCGAGTGCATCGGGAATATCCGATACGGACACAGAGGTACGCATCGCCGAAAAGGTGCCTCTTGACTCTGTAATGGTCAATGCAATGTATTTCCCCGAAGATATATATTCGATTTCGAGTGTTATTTTCAGTGGCAGACCAACACTCCTATTTACATTTACTATCACAGGAATAGATGCATGCCTGTTCGCCGCAGCGGGATCGGTCGACACAACGACGATCCAGTTTCGCCTGAGCAACTTCGAGCATAACTTTCTGAATGCATCTACACCCCCGACGGCCGCACTGATCTCTTCGCTCGTACTGTCGCTATCGATGCCGAGATAACCGGAGGGAAGGGCCGTGTTGTTGAGCAGATCGGCCCACTCCATCGATGATGCCGTATACGGCAGTCTCAATAAGGTAAATGTTTCCGATGTCAACGTAAGACTGGACGGGAGCACGTATGTCTGCGATGCATAATATCCGATGACGGCCTTCGTATCGGCATGCACTCCATATCCTGACGGTACGAGGTATTGTCCTCCGTTATCGGGAATCCTGACAACAGGTACCGTGTGAATCGGATCCGCAACGATCCGATCGTATGCTGCCGCGATTTCAGAGGCAGACATATCGGGCAGATAGCTGTCGTCTATGGGGCCGGCTTTGGTCAACAACACCACAGGGGTTGTGTTCCCCAGAAACTCGGCGATCTGGTCGAGCGTGGCGAAGGTGGACATGCTATTCCCGTCCTGAATCTCCAACGCAACCGCACCGTTCAGGGTCTGAGCTTGCCGTAAGTCTTTGATCTTATAATTTGCCATAGTGTCATTCGGTTTTGGGTAGATCGCCCAGACGCAGGAAATCGTGTACGTTGGACGGATGTTGTCTGAGATGATGCCGAGCCGCTGCGGCCGTCAGATTCAAGTGTGTGTAGAGTTTTCCGCGATAGCGGATCACGATGCCGGATTTGAGCATGTAACCGCCGTTTGCGCCTTTCTGCTCCTTCCGCAAATAGGAGGCGATCATCGCGGCCGCATCACGGAACCGGTTGGGACACCGGCCGCTGAAATCGGAAAGCATCGGACGCCCGAACACTTCCCGATAATCCGATTCGATCCGCTTCTTCTCTTCCATGCACAGAGAGGTGCCCGGTGCGCACCTCTCCATGTACCAGTCCAACGGTTGCATACCCCCTACTTGGCCGGAGTACACAATGCTTCCAGCGCGGCGCGAGAAGCGTCGATACCGCCGGCGTCGAAGAAGATCTGCGGCGTCGGTGCGTTCTGCTCGATCAGGTCGCCGCCCCAACCTCCGTTGTAGCCGTCGCCGTACTTGTCGAGCGTCGCGTTCTGCATCGATGCGCCCTGTTCGTAGCCGATCACACAGAACGCCTGGCTGCCGTCCGCACCCTTCGCCTTGTTCTCGTAGACAGCGACCCAGTCCTCGTTCTTGAACGCCTCGATGTTCTGCGAGTTCGCGGGGCTGTCGGCCAGCATACGCAGCGGCAGCGTCTTGTTGATGGCGATGCCGATTTCGGCGTTCTGATCCTCGTAGATCAGCCCGTTGTAGGGCGTTTTGGAGGGAATCGAGAACCGATAGGCCCTCTTGCCGGATTTGAGTGCGATCTTGGTGATCTTCGGTTTGGTGTAGGTCGTCGCCGATTCGTCCAGATCGGACTTCTTGATAAGATAGGCAATCTTCTCGACGCCCACCCCATAGACCGTGTTGCAATCTTGCAGGATATCGCCCGCCAGATCATTGATACATTCTGCCATTGTTTTTTTTAATTTATTATAAAAGGGTTAATTCGTGTTTGAAGCAAATATAGGATACGCAGGAAGGGTTCCTCCGAACTTTTCGCTGTTTTTTACCTTTTGCGTCCGGCGTAGCGCGCCATCTCATCCTGCACCTTGACCCGCCGCTGACCGTTGTTTATATCCCTGACCGTCACGACAGGGTTCGGAAGCCGGCGCATCACGCGCTCGAACATCTGTTCCATCTGACGCATCCCCGAACTCTTCTCCGGAAGATGCCGCGTCGGAATGGCGTTGCCGCCGCTCGACACGTTCATCATCGAGAGCACCGGCCCCCAATCCACGACCGCACGGGCCGTCATCACGGCCTCGCCGTTGGACAGCCGCGCAGGGATGCTGTCGCTCGTACCCGTGCCGGGGCCGGTCACAAGACCGCCGCGGGCATAGTGGTATTTCGCGCCCTCCTCGGCCGCAGTACTATTCAACGATTTCATTTGAGATATAACGCTCGTAATGGTCGCAATAGCAGTAATGGAAGCCGCGATGCCCTCCCAAATATTGCCAGTGGAGAACGCCTTACTCAACGCTGCACCCATTGACGCGATAGCTTGGGCCATACCTAACACTGCAACAACCGGCGCACCTACACCGGCCTCTTCCGCCAAACCGGCCAGTGCTCCCGCGAGATCGCTGGCTATTTGGAAACTCATTTGCATGCTCTGCGCCTCTTTTTGGGCTCCTTTATTCATTTCGTCATGCAGGCGAATGAGCATTTCAAGCCGGCGGTTGTCTATTTCGATAGCCGAATCCCCCATTGCTCGGTACGCTGCGGCATACGAATCGAATTCGGCCAACTGTTCCCGAAGAATGGCAACGGTTTCATTCTGCGCGGCTTCGTCCCCACCGGAAAGTCGGGCCGAGAGGATGCGGTTGTTGTATTCATCCTCTTTCGCCTTGAACATCTCTTGCATACGTCGGGCCAAGTCCATATCGATACCGTCTGCCTCCTTCGCAATATCGGCCGCCAACTTCTCGAACTCACCCGCAATTTTCACGTTCCCTTTGGCGATTTGCTCCCGCACGCCTTCAATCCAAGCATCTAATCCCGCCCGCCAGTTCGGCAAGTCGGGGGCTTCTACTTCCGGTGTGGCTGTTACGTTCTGGGGTGAATTTTTATTCAGTTCGTCGGGTGTGAGGGTAGTATATAGCTTCTCAGCCTCTGTCGAAAGACGTGCATTGGCTGCCTCAAGCGATTCCACAAACCGCCTGATGTCGCCGTCGAACTCATCCTGAATACGATCCCACACGGCCTGTCCTTCATCTCCGGCCTTTTCGAGACCGTCGCGTATGATTTTTGTAAGATTGTCAAGACGGGATTTTGTCTCGTCATAAATAGCTTTTTCTGATGATTGAACGCCAAAAAGATAGGCGCCAGCCCTTTGTTCTGGAGATAACCCTTTTGTAATTTCGCCCATCATCTTGTAATATTCTTTCTGGGCGGCATTATATTTATCTAAAGTCTCTACATACTCATCGTATGCCCAAGCTTGGCTTTTTATCAGCAGCAGGTTCTTTTCGTTTTCCTCCATGAGAGACTGTGCCGCCCTCGCCTGCGCAACTTCTATAATAGATGCCTGAAGTTTGTCATACTGCGATTTTAGTTGTCCCGTCATGATCAACTCGGTATCCATATTGCCGAAATACGCCGGATATTCCTCCTGCAATTTTCGGACAGCCGTAGCCCGTTCCTTGTAAGGCTTTGTTAGGTCAGTGGCCGCATTGTAAAGGAGGTTGAGTTTTGTAACCTCCGACTGTGCGTTCAACCGACCTTCCGACATTGCCGCATTCATCTGATTCATTGCAAAGGTCGTGGCGTCTATCGTCTTTTCCCCCTTGAACAGGTTGCCTATCCAATTTACGATATCCTTCCCATATACCGTGAGCAAGGTAATGCCGACGGATATAAGGCTGTTCCAGCTGAACACAGCAGCTCCCAGCTGTTTAAGGATCGGCACACCCTGCTTGCCCTCCTTCATGGCCAATTTATTGGCCGCACGAAGTTTATTAATTTCGTCGACAAGCGTCGGGATATTGTTCGAGATGGCGAGGAAAAACATATTCGCTCCCATTGTGGCCGACGGCAACTCGCGGACGATCTGCGACACCGATACATTCAGCCCGTTGAATGCCGACTGGTAATTACCCACATTCGAACGGAAATTCCCCAGCCGCTGTTCGGCCGCACTGACTTGCGCCTGCATCTTGGATATTCGCTCCGCTATCCCATTGCCTACGGAACCCTCTCGATCGGCGGCCGACAGTGCATTGTATTCCGCCGTAAGGTTACGAATGGATGCACGTAATCCATTTACCGAACCTTCGAGATTCTTCTCCTCTTTGATATTGTCCTGAATCTCGTGCGAGTATAATCGCATCGCCGATTGGAGCGCCTTTACCTCTTCCCTGTTCGCAACCAACTCTTGCGTCGTTTGGGCTACCTGTTCATTATAGGCCTCCTTGTCGATCGTTCCGGCTTTGCGTGCGGCTTTAAGTCCCTTCAAACCGGACTTCAATTCGGAGATACGGTCGTTGAGCGTATCGATACGTTTAGCCGATTCGGACATTCCCTTGATCAAATCCGAGTATTTTACGCGAATATTAATAATCTTATCGATCGAATCTTGTGTAGCCATAATTTTACAGTTTAATCAATTTACACTCGCATATACCGTCCTCACCGGTCGTGACGGAGTAGATGGCGAAATAGCATCCGTAGACATCGAGGTAAACCCGCCGCGTATAGTTGAGATTGCAGATGTCGGCCACGGTCAGTTTGACGTAGACCGTAATCATGCGGAACTTTTTCAGGATCCGCTGGCAGGCTGCATACCGTTGCGCCACGATACCCTCCGACCCGCCGAAATACATCGTGCGGGGGAAGTATCCGTATTCGAAATGCGCCAAACCGTCGGATGTCGTTATATTCAAGGCGAGAATCCGAGGTGAAGGCTCGTTATAGGTTACATCGGTGGTATTTCCGTCTTTATCCTTTTTGACATCGTAGCATGGAACTACGGCAAATGTCGTCTTGTCGTGGATGCTGTTCGGATTGTTGTAGAAACGATTGGCCGAAGCCGAGAAATCCAACGATACCAATTCGTTCTCCCGCTCAATGTTCTCGTTGTCGATGGAGATGATACCCTGCGTGTTCAACATCTCGGCGTCCTCGTCGTTGTCGTAGTCGAGCGTGTTGGTCTGGGCATAATCCCCCATCGTGAACTCCGTCCCCTCCGGCCGCCAGATTTCGCCCCGATCGTTCAAAATCACTTTGCGGCTCCAATCCTGAATCGTTGCGTCGAGATGACTGTCGACGATTCGTCTGTTGGTCTGCGTGTTCGGCGTCCGGTCGTCTCTCGAATCGACGATGCGGTAGTCGTAGTCGATCGCGCCCGTCGAATTATAGAACTGATCGGGCGACATCATGCGGATCGTATTGTTATCCGAATTGTCCGGATAGGCGAAAAGTCCGGCCATTGTCATCAATGCCGACAGGAACTCCGCGTGCGTCATATCCGGCAGGTTCTCGGCAATCGGAAACGGAGAGGGAAACGATATATCGCCGAAATGGGGCGTAATGATGAACCGGGCCGACACGTAGGTTTTGTTGCCGCCGTTCGTAACGAAATTTTCCAAACTCCACCAGACCACATTGTATTCCTCGACGTTTACCTCTTTTTTATCGAAAATGTCGCTGAGTGAAAAGCGGGTAATATCACCGAATTTCCCAATGTCGGACACTTCGAGCAACACCTGTTCTGTATCATCTGTTTTGCGGCCGGCAAGACGCAATGTGACAGGTTTCGTCGCATCCCGTCGATGTCCGTTAAAAATAATAGGCTTCCCGTCATAACTAAGTATAGACACGTCTACTACTTTCGTATTGGCAATATAGAACTCTTTGTAGAATACGATGTCATCGGAAGCTGGTCTATCTATCTTCACCTTGATACCGATCCCCCTCTTGTCCCAAGTCGCATTTTCCTCGTCGAAAAACAGCGGATAATACCCATCATCGCTATTCGTAAAATATCCGGAACTTGCCTCGAACCGATCCGGGTACCAGCTATCCGGCCCTGAGTTTTTCGACACGAGCGGAATTAACAAATCATGACCGTCTATTCGACTTAGTGCAGTTTTGTCTTCTATTATAATTCCGTGGTACCGTTCTATTGCGTTTAATACGGCTTCCACGTAGATAGACGGATGCGTATATTTCCAGTATTGGCGGCTTTCTCCGGGTATGTACCAGTTACCGGAAGAGTCTTTTGCATATTCGATAAGCGATGCGCCGAAATCAACTGCGATAAAACCGGTATACGGAGAAACCGGGCTATTCCTAAGTAAATAGCTTGTATCTTCGTTCCACTCGACATAATCCGCTCCTGCCACCTCGATGATCTGCTCGCGCAGATCGCGCAGCGAAGCGTCGAACAACGGCTGGAAGTTGTCGATGTTGCCCCACACGAGTGTGATGTTGATCGTGTCGGTTACGTCCGTAACCATCGCATACCCCCGCGTGAAGACCGGAAAGCCGCCGAGGTAGTACGCTGCCGAATGCTTCCCGTATACCGCCGAATCGTCCAAGATGTCGATGCGGTCGATCAGACCGAAGGCCTTGCGGTTGCGGGGCGTCAGCGGCAGATTGATCTCCGCGCTGCGGTTGCTCTGGATCACGTCGAGATCGTTGAAGACCGGCGACTGGAAGATCAGCGACGGCGTATCTTCCAGATCGCACAACTGACCGTTTATGTAGAGCTCCTTCGTCATAGCGTCAAGTGCTTTATCGAAAGTTCTACCACGCAGTCCTGCATGCAGGCATTCGTCCGCGAGATGTCGCCGTCTTCGACATAGGCGTCGATCCACACCTTCCGCCGGGCGTCGTACAGCTGCACCTCCCGTCCGGAGAGAATCGATGCGCACAGGTCGAACAGTTCACGGTCGACCAGTCCGCTATGGAGCGTATGGGTCGTGGTCGCCGTGATCGTGCGGTGGCGTTCGGGTGTCAGTTTCTCGGAGAGCGTTTCGAAGGTCTCGCCTTCGGATACGTCGTCGACGCGCTCGGTCGGATGCCAGAGAAAGTAACGCATCAATCCCGTTGCATCGCGCCAGCGCACGAACGATCCGCTGTCGCAAGGATTCACCACGACCGTCAGACGCGCGCTCTTCACGGCGCCGGTCGTGCCGCCCGTCGAGACGATCAACTGCCGCTCGCCGCCTCCGAATTCGCGGAAGAAGGTCACCGGAAGGGAGAACACGGGATCGACACGCGAATAGACCTCCCGCCGGCCGCTGTCGGCATCGGTGAAAGCGAAGTCCTGCATGACGCCCGTATAGGAGTTGACGAGGATCTGCTCGCTGTAATCGAACGCCGGAAAGACCACGATCTTCGACGGCTGGGGCCAGCTGATCGGGGTATCGGCCTGCGCATTGTTCGTCATCGCGCGCGCCGACGCCCCTTTGAGCAGATAGAGCGGCGACGAGGCAATCGCCCGCCCGTCTACTTCGAGGCTGATCGTCGTTTGCGCATTCCCGTCCTGTGCGATGATTTCGAACAGATCGTCCATCGGGAATACGGCCGAACCGTTGATGATCGAACGCACCAACGTATAGCCGCCGACTTTGACAACGGCCGCATTGTATGTCGGCGCTTCGCTGACTCCGACCGTATTGTAGTTTCTCGCCAGCGAAATGGCGGGTGTTAATCTATATTTAGGCATAATCACTGATTGTTTCATTCAACATCGTAAACACGCTGCGGTCGAGCTGCTCGGAGAGTTGCCGGTCGATGTCGTCCACGGCCGGCTGCAACAGGTCGAACAGGATCTCCGTACCGCCGCCCTCGCGGTAGAGCACCGTGCCCTTGCTCCATACGTTCGCCGCCACGGCGTAGGCGTCGATCTCCTCGATGCCGTAGAGCCCCTCTTTGGCCTGCGCCCATCGCTCGATCGCAAGGAGAAAGGCATCGAAGGAGGCGTATTGCGCCTGCACATCGCCCGCAGAATACCCCTCATCGACGCCGGCGATCCCCTGCCGGCCGACGAACGCCGCTTCGAAACCGTCGTCGTTCTGTTCGACCTGCGTTTGGAGCGATGCCGCCGTCGCGCCCGTGGCCCATTCCGGCACGCCGAGGCTGTTGACCCGCTTTCCGCTGCTGCCCGTCTTCGTTTGCAGATTCGCCACGACCTGCGTGCGCAGCGTATCGAACCGCGCTTCGCACACCTCGATGAATCGCTGCGGATCGAAATAGCGCAGTATCTTGTCGATCCTATCCATTGTTGCAGGTCGAATAGGTCATCGTCGCCTCGCATTCGACTCCGCAGACCAGCTGATCGAATCGGGCGGCGAACGGGGTGATCTTCGTGACCTGCACCTCGACTCCCCGATCCCGCAATGCCTCGAAAAACTCCGCCGAGCGGTCGATCATCTCCTCGACGATCGGCATGACCTGCGTCGCGGTATCGGGTTCCGCTTCGCCGAGGTCGCCGCAGAAGAGGAACTTCGAGGCGCGCTTGTAGACGCCATCGAGATCCGTCGGCGTGATCGTCTCGAAGAATTGCCGCACGACGACCGGATACTCCGTGATTGTTCCCAGGATGTAGTTCGTCTCTTTAAGGCGGGCATAGATATACGAACCGAAGCCGCACGCCCCGGCGGCCTTGTCGATATGGTCGTTCAGCGAGTTTATCTTCACTCCCACGATACGGCGGGCCGGCGGCGTCTGCCCGACGACCCTGTACTCGTATTCCTTGTTGTCGGTCATCTTCTTTTGATTTTAGAGGTTTGTATCCTGCTGAGATTGCGCTGCTCGATCACGTCGTTCGTCGTCGACTCGAAGGCTTCGTAGACGACGCTCCACTCCATGCCGTAGACCGACGCGGGCGATACGGCGCCGTTCATGATCTGCACGTACTTGCGCACCACGGCGGCGATGCCTCGGTCGGGGCGGTCGATCTGCGCCTGCCGCTCCTCGTCGGTCGGTTCGATTTTCAGATCGGCGAATCTCTTCGAGATGGCCGCGAGCGTGTCCATGCAGTGCAGAAAGTAGCGGTACGCACGGATGAACCGCAAATCCGCGACCTTCTCTTTCGGGATGCCGAGCATTTGCGACAACACGTTGACGAAGTAATCGGTGGAGCGGTTCGTCGCGTTCAGCACCGCCAGATCGCGCATCGTCATGTGTTTCGGATCGCGGGCCGCAATACGCCTGTCCGGCAGCCACCGCCGATGCAGTACGCAGCATTCCGGTTCCGCCCGTCTCCTGATCTCTTCTGCAAACCTACGGCTTTCGAGGTTGAACAATGCCGCCCTGCCGATGATGATGTCCCGAACGGTGTCGGTCGATTTGACGATCATAATCCGAATAAGTTTGCGGGTTCGAAAATTGCCGAACAATAGTCCGGCACGGCCCCCAGTTCGACGAGCTTCGGCCGCAGGACGCAGCATTGGCGCACCATATCGTTCCAAACCTCTATGGCACGGATGCGCGGACTCGCTTCGTCCGAATATTCCCCACGCTGCACCTTCTCGCCGGCCGGTGTGCCGACCGTAGTATGCGTGCGCAGCCAGTAGAAATAGACATAGTTCGCAATGGGCGAGGTCTTGACCGCTTCGTTTCTGAGCAGCGCAACGATCTGCGGATTCTCCTCCGCCGTCTCTGCCAGTGCCTCACCCAACAGATTGCGGAGGAATCTCGGCTCGTAAATGGCGATGTAGGAGTTCGCCGAATCGATGAGTGCCTGAGCGAGCGCCGTCGGCTTGTCGTCCTTCCGATTGGCGATGCCGGAGATGTAGATCGGATCCTTTTCGAAATAGGTATTGTCGATAATCATGGAA